AGTAGCAGGAGCCGCCATTCTTTTGGCTTCGGCTTCTAACATTAAGTGATTTTCAATGTCACTTTCAATATTAGTAACCTCATTCCTAATAGTTGTTAATTTCGACCTTTGTTCATCGTTGGCATTCGCCCCTAATGTTTCAATGGCAGAAATTAAAGATCGCATTTCTTCTATTTTAGCGGAACGCGACTGCTTTAATTCATCGGATTTTAACATGTTAATATTTTTTTAAATTGTTTAAAAATTCAACAAACTCATTGAAATTGCATTCCGCTTTTTCATTTTGCTGAATATGTCTTTCCATGCTTCTTGAAGCTACGGTAGTATTTGGATTAGCTGGGTAAGTTACCGGGCTAACATCGTAAACTTTATTAATCTTTGTAATCGTTCTTTTCATTCTCCCGTCCTTCATTTCCCATCTGTCGCCATTTTCCATTAATGAAAAAGCAAAAGAAGATTGATAAATGTCACCTCTTTTAATTAATTTCATTACATCTTCAGCTGCATGGGTTTCCGGGGGAAAAATATTATAAACCAAAGCGTTTCCATCTCTTTTTATAACTAAAGTATTGTTTTTTACTCTACCAAGCACGATATTTTGGTCGTGATTAAATAAAGCGGCTGCCTCGGAAAAATCAGCATCATTAAAGGCATCCATATCTATTTCTTCATCAAAACTACCCATATCATAAGCTCTATTCAATGATGAAGCTATGCCAGTTATTTCCCTAGTTTCTATATCGCTTTTAAATTCGATATTAAAATATCTTCTTTCCATTTGATTATTATTTGACCTGTCTTCCATAATCTTATTAGCTGTTTTTTCTGCCCAAGGTAGCATTGTTGAACCTCCCCAGGCATCGTACATTATTGAGCCGCAAATTTCATTTTCATTTTCATCAAAATATTTGCCCTGGTCATAAACTTTTGCACGGCTTAAAAAACTATATGTTCTAATTACTTCATCTTCACTCAATGCTTCTCTATTTGCTAACTGCCTTGCTCTATTCCAACCAACAGATGTACCACACTTACTGCCATTATCTTCTTTATGCTTCAAAGCTTTCTTCGCTGCATTGCTTGCGGATTGAGGGTAAGTTTTATATGGCATCGCTAATTATTTTGATTAGTGACTTCTTTACTATTAGATGCTAATGGCATGCCGAATTTATCGCCACCTTCGTAAGGATTAAATCCTTCAAGATTTCTAATTTCATTTGGTGCAATCGCTCGAATATTATAAAGTTTAGTGTAAAATTCTGCTCTAGCCATAACATCACCTCTATACAACTCATCTAAGTCTAACTTAACAAAATATTTGCCCCAGTCTTTTTGTGGGAATAGCTTTGTGTTAAACTCATTTTCAATTCTTTTAGTCCAAGCCCTTAAAGTGTATTGAACAAAGATTCTATTTAATATTTCTATGTTTGTTGCAGAAATATTGTTTTGACCTAACAAAAGAAAGCCCGGAACGCCAGTAAGGTTGGAAATATCTTCAATAGTCAATTTTCTTGCGTCAATATCGGCTGCATCTAATTTTGAAGATACTGGTTTAAATTTAAAACCAGCCTGTAGGAATGCTACACCTTGTTGATTGTTAGGGCCTGAATATTTATCTGCCCAACCTTTTTTAATTGCGTTTAATTGATCCTCATTTAAAATCATATCGGTTTCAACAGTACCCGAAAGGTTAGTACCCTTAGCGTAAACATCATTTCCGTAATCAATTTCATGCAAAGCCCTAGAAAAAGTCGTTTTTCCTGCCTCAATTAAACTTTTGCCCCAATATCCGTTATCGCTAAATGATTTTATATGAAGAACTTCGGACTGGCTATAAATTTCATTATTGGATTCTAATTTATAGTAAAATTCATCGTTAATCTTGTACATTTCCCACGGTTCGTCAACCAAAACCAAATCAATTACATTACCTGCCTGATTTCTATTAGGAATAATAAGAACATTTCCCGATTTAGTGGACATTGAACCGTTTACGGCTTGCCTAACAATGGCTTCCCGAAAACTAAAAGTATCGTATTTTTTTGAAGGTCTATATTTGATTAAGCTATACATTGGGTGATTAATAGCCTCAACCACGTTACCGTCTGATTTTAATTCATAAATGGAAAATGGTAAACTTGCTATTTGCTCCGATAAAATAGATAATGCCCTAAAGTAAGCAGGAATAGATAATGAAGTTTCATGAGATACGCGCCTTTGGTTGGTACCAAAAAGTTCTTGGTATAATTTCCAATCTTTAGCGGGCCCTAAATTGGAAATTCTACTTCTTTTTATAAACTTTACTATTTTATTTATAAACTCCATACTACAAAGATGAATATAATAAACTTATTAAGCAAATAAAAAATTTATCCAATAATTAGATTAAAATCCAAATTTATTTTATTTTTTGGGTCAATAGCCTCACCGATAGCCATGGCAGCCGCAACCATGCCATCTATTTTTTCATTAGATTTCCTTTTGTCAAATTTTACAAGCCCTGTAGAGTTAATAATTAATGCCACATTTGATAGCATCCATTTTGCAACTGGATCACCATTGTGAAATATCTTTTTACCTGTTATCATTTTTTCAAATTCGCAAATAGGCGTATTCATTTCCGGAAAACTTTGTGGAAATGGCTTAACATTTACCCCTCTTTCCTGTAGTGAAATTACGACGTGAGTAGCTCGCCATGGGTCATAAGCCAAACTTCTTATATTGTATTTTTGGTATAACAAGTAAATATCATTGATTATGACATCGTTATCTACTATATTACCATTCGTTACCTTTATGCTTCCATTTAATGCCCAATCCATGTAGGGGACACCATCTCTAAGGCTTCTTTCCTTTACGTTATCCTCGGGAATCCAGTATTTCCACAATAAAAAGGCTGGTTTGCCGTCAAATTCTGGAAAGAACAAACAAAATGCACTTATATCTACCGTTTGAGCCAAATCTAAACCGCCAAAGGCTGGACGTTTCAATAAAAATTCATCCTTAATGTCCATTTGGCACTCATTCCACATATTTTCATTTATCCACGTTGCATGAGTGTTTGTCCAGTAGTTCAAATTCTTAGTCATGAACCCTATTTGCTTTGCGGCCCCTTCGTTTATGGCTTTTGTGTATTGGTCTTGTAAATAACCCATTCCAATAGTGACATTCATGGAAGGATTAGATTTTACCCAATTATTACTATCCTGCCAGTCGTCTTCCTCATCTAAAGAAAATATAAGAGGAAAAACCGCGTCATCGTGTTTATGACCTTTAATAATATCTAAACAAACTTTTCGTAATTGATAACATGGGCTTTCTTTGTTAAATCCTGCAGTAGTAGTAATTAAGATTAATGGCTGACTTCGGCTTCCAATTCCCGACTCCATGATTTCTAAAATAGAACTATCCGGATGCGCGTGCATCTCGTCAATGATTGCCACGTGTGGATTTAATCCATCTAAAGTTTTGGCATCGGAAGACACTGGCACCATCTTTGAATTTGATTGAGTGCTATAAATTGAGTGTGCGCGAACCTGCACCATTTTATTTACCGCCTTGCTATCTTTTTTTAAATACTCTAATATTACCCTGGCAGCATCCCAGCATATACGAGCCTGGTCGCGAGTGGTTGCGGCTGTGTAAATTTCAGCTCCTTTTTCTTGGTCAAGTATAAAACAAGCAACTGCAGTAAGGGCTGCCGTTTCGGTTTTGGCATTCTTTCTTGATATTTCTAAGTAAACCTTCCTAAATCTACGTTTTTTATCAATTTTACGCTTCCATCCAAAAATCATAGCCCAAAAAAACTCTTGCCATGGCATAACATTGACATTCATGGCAGCGTACTCACCTTTAGTCAACCTACACACTTTCATAAAGGAAATATAGGTATCGGCTGCCTTTTGGTCGTAATAATAAGGGTAATTACTACTTTCTGACTTTTTTAGGTCATCATAATGCCTTTGTATAGCTAATCTTGCATATTCACCTATTTTTTCACATTCAAGTTGAAACATTAGGCGTTTTTAATTAGCTTCATAATTGGGTCTTCTTCTTTCTTGTCAGCTCTATTAAAGTATTCAAGCTTCAATCTAGCCTTAGGGTCTAGTCCAAACCTATCAGACATATCGTTATAAATCTCAACCGACTGTTTGAACATCGTCCACTCTGGTGATATTTGCTGCGTGCCATTAGGATAAACGACTACACCATCATTTTTTAAGATGTTATTGGCTGCATGCTGGATAACGGTTAACAATCTTGCTAGCATGTTAATAGCAATTATATCAACGTTATAACTAGCATCGGCACTTTCTAAATGCCTTTTTACCAATTCAACAGTATTTTGCTCTTCGTTTGTCAATTCAAACGGATTTAAAGCAATTATTTGTTGCGGAGTAATTCTTTTAACCCGACTAGGTTTTAAAGTGCCCTGAAGTTCTTTTAATTTTTGTGTTTTCATGTTAATTTACTTTTTTAGCTATGATAGCTTTAATAATGTTCTCTTTGCTTTGTGGAAGGTAATAACCGTCTATGCTTGCCATTCTACCTGGTGAAAAGCCTCTACCTTCCATATTGCTTTTCGTGTTATGACATTTTTTACAAAGTGTAAATAGATTTTGTTCGTCATAAGGGTGACCACCTTGCAATAATCTTATAGCGTGATCAGCTATACCGTTATTGTTTCCGTCGGAGCAATCAGTAATAATTCCTTTAGCTTCGCAAACTTCACAAATCGGTTTCCGTATTTTTTGTAAAGTCCTAATACGCTTCCAGATTGCAGAGCCATAAAATTTCTTATCGGCTGAATCTTTGTAAGTATTTGGTTTTACAGGATTTTCAAACCTTCGATACCTTCTATTGTTCAAATTTGGCATACGACAAATATACATTATTTTTTTTTACACCACCCTTCGGAAAAAATGGATTGATTCGCTTAGAAT